TTTCTTCCTCCGTTGCAATTTCCAGATCTGCAGCATCCTGAAGCGGCGCAATATGCTCACTGGCTACCTGCATCAGGTTGTTTTTTGTTTCTTCCGCCTCCCGGATCCGGAACAGTTTTTCTGCTTCCGTATCCTTCACCCAGGCTGTGCCGTTCCACTTCTGAAACTCCCCTTCCGGCGATAACCAGGTAACATTTTCCGGTAACGGACCGAGTTCAGAAATAAATAACGCGTCGCCGGAAGCCACGTCATAGACGGTTTTTCCCCGATGATCTTCAACGAGATGCCACGATGCCTCATCACTGTTGAAAACAGCCACGAAGCCTGCCGGAATATCTGGCGGTGCAATATCGGTACTGTTTGCTGGCAGACCTGTATGAGGCGGAATATATGCGTCACCTTCACCAATAAATTCATTAGTTCCGGCCAGCAGATTATAAATTTTTATGGTCTGTGGTTGTTCACTCATTCTGAATGCCATTATGCAAGCCTCACAATATAGTTAAATGCGATGTTTTTGACGGTGTTTTCCGCGTTACCAGCAGCGTTAACGGTGATGGTGTGTCCATGTGAACCAATCGCAACGGAGTGCGTATGAGCACCAATACCGACAGTATGTGCATGTGCGCCTGCGCTTGCAGCAGTGCCGGACAGCGAGTGGGTATGAGCACCATCTGATGATGTCTTCCCTGCATTACGAGTCTGGCCACTACCGCTTGTTGTGCTCATAATCCCCGCGCTTAGATTTGAAATCGCGGTATAACCATTAGGGAAAATGCTCGTGTTCGTGCCACCAAATGCACCGGAACTCTTGTGTTGGTGCGCACCGGCACTATTTGCAGTCCCGCTAATACTATGGGTATGCGCCCCGGTGTTATTCGTGGATTTGGTTCCGTAATCAAACGACGATGTGTTTTTCGTCCCCAAATCCGTACTGGATGCGCTGGCGCTGTGGGTGTGCGATTTAATGCCGTCCTGTTCCTGAGACAATACGGCCCGGCCACTGGCGGGTTTGCCCTTGATTGTCCAGCCGCGCATATCTGGAATAACACCTGAAGGATAGGCAATAGCCAGTTTCGGATATGCTGCCTTATCAAACGTCTGCCCCTGCATGATTGCATAACCTGCAGGTGGTGTATCTGATGGCCACGGCAGCGGAACACCTGGCGGAAACGCTTCAATATTTGCCGAGCCGTCAAATTTTACGCCGTTAATTGTCCTTGCAGTTTGCAATTTGGTTGCTGTGCTTGCATTACCCGATAAAGATCCAGTGATACCACCACTCGCGTTTAATTTAGTTGCAATTGTAACATTGCCAGTATGGTTACTAATTATAAACGGCCTTAAGCTATTGTGCGTACCAAGACTGTTACCCGAATCTGTCAACATAAAATATGTGTTTGATCCATCATTTCGGATAAAGAATCCATAGTTGCCATAGGCAATACGCAGACCATTTGCTGACCTTGAAATAACCTCACCAGCAGCAGTTAAACCACCTGAAAGAGTCCCTCCAGTTAATGCCAATGCCCCAATATTTGAAGGGGTCAATGTGATATTTGCACTACCATCAAATGACACACCGTTAATCGTTCTGGCTGCCTGAAGTTTCGTGGCGGTCGCAGCATTACCTGTAGTGTTTTGATTACCGGTAGCGTTGACTCCAGGCAAGTTGATATCTGCCGATCCATCAAATGCCACGCCCCCAATCTTACGTGCTGTCTTGATCTTGGTCGCAGTATCTGCGTTTCCGGTCAAATTACCAGTAACACTACCACCAACTTTTAGTCCATTACCGATGGACACCAACCCTGATCTTAAGTTTATAGAGAATGGTCTTAATGAACCGATGTCTCCATTTTCCCCCTCCCCTTCATTAGTCGGAATAAGATGAAGATGATCTTCGGAACGCCTAAAAATAAGGCCAAAGGCTTGGTTGAATATTCGAAGAGCATTTATCGTGCTGATTTTTAACTGCCCTCCCATTGTGTCGCCAGTTTTTTGAACTGAACTATCTTTAACAGTTTTAACTGCCTTTGGCGTTGCCGCCAGCTTTTCACTGGTGCTGTTTGTTGCACTGCTGAGCTGTACTATCCCCTTTTTCGTCGTGCTCGCATCCTCCAGCGCCACGGCGGATGCAATATCCTCTGCCCGTTTTGCTGCTGTCTCGGCGCGCGTTGCCGCGGATTCAGCAGCAACTTTGCTCTGAGATGCAGCCGTCGCACTGCCTGCCGCCTCTGATGCTTTCGTTGTTGCTGTCGTGGCACTACCTTTCGCTGCTGACGCTTGTCTGGTCGCCTCATCTTTTGAAGCAGACGCAGATGATGCCGATGACGCCGCTGAACTGGCTGACGATGCGGCTGCCGCCTTAGAGGAAGCAGCATTGTCTGCTGAAGTCTTTGCATTTGTTTCAGAGGTTTTTGCTGCAGAAGCAGACCTCGCTGCTGCAGTGGCTTGCTCAGTGGCTTTGCCAGCCTTCGTTGTGGCTGTTGAAGCGGATGATGCGGCGCTTTCTGCCGATTTTCCGGCGGCGGTGGCACTGGCTGAGGCCTGCCCGGCACTTGTTGACGCGGCACTGGCAGATAATGCAGCCGCTGTTTTTGAACCTGCCGCAGCTGAGGCGCTCTGTCCCGCTGCTGTTTCAGAAGACTTAGCGTTCGTCTCGGACGTTTTTGCCGCCTTCGCGGAATTTCCTGCCGCCGTTGCCGAGGAAGCTGCACTACTGGCACTTGATGATGCATTCGTTTCTGAAGATTTCGCTGCCTCTTTTGAGGCCGCCGCACCCCGTGCCGAGGTGGCAGCTTCTGACGCCTTCGTGGTCGCTGTGGATGCAGAAGTGGCTGCCGATTTTTGTGATGCTGCGGCATTCGTTTCTGACGTTTTCGCGGCACTGGCGCTGGTAGCTGCCGCGCTTTTTGATGACTCTGCAGCAGCAGCACTTTTTGCTGCTTCACGGGTCTTTGTCGATGCCGTTCCTGCGCTGGAAGACGCTGACTGAGCCGACGACGCGGCCTGTCCGGCTGACGTGCTGGCGGCACGTGCTGAGGCTGCAGCATCGGTTGCATGAGTTGCCGCCTCGCTGGCTGATGCACTGGCATCGCTGGCTGATTTTTTCGCGGCTGCCGTATTCTGTGCAACCGCGGAGGCGTTACGTGACACCTCTTCCACCATCTGCTCAAAGCGGCGCAGTGCCTCCGGTCGGACATCATCCTCCGTCATGGCACCGAGAAAATCATTCAGCGTACCTGATCTGGAACCTTCATAGACGGTAATGGTCCCGGCATGTGAAGGCGGAAAACCTTCAACCAGCAGGGTGACGCTGTACTGACCATGCTCAACATCCATGCTGTAACGTCCGGCTTCATCCGGATTTTCAGAGGCCACCGTGTTCACCACCACCGTGCTGCTGGTTCGTCTGGCCTTCAGCACAATGGTGCAGTTCTGTACTGGTTTTCCTGTGCCATCTTTAAGCACGCCAGAAATTTTTACTGTCATACTTTTCCACCAATAAAAAAAGCCCGCAGCAGTGACGCCACGGGCTTCAGGACAGTGTAACTTTACGTTTCCTCAAACGCAGTTCACCCCATAAGGTGGATGAACCTGCGTATCATAACAATATTTACAGAAGATAAATCGGCGTCTGTTGTCAGAAACGGTATCCGATACCAACAATAAATGCATCCGTTCGCCAGTCGCCACTACCGGAACCTTCATAAGCAAGGTCAATGGTCACGGATTCGGTCGGATTAAACTGCACGCCAGCCCCCCACGCCAGAGACGTGTTGCTGTGGCGACCGTCATCACTTCCGGTCAGCACATCGTGCGTTTTCCCCTTGTTGTCAGTTACGCGGAGATAATCCCCGGAGAAAGTCGACACACGGCTGTAAGCCACACCCACCATCGCATACGCGCTGAACCATTCATTCACGCGTACAGACGGCCCCGCCATCACGCTGAACCAGCGGTTACGCACGGAATCTTCATGCCAGCGGGTATCGCTGTAGCGCGTTTTTTGCTCATCCTCAGCATTGGCATAACTGAAGGACGTAATCAGCCCCAGCGCGTCCGTAAACTCATAACGGTATTTCACGTTAATCCCGTTCAGATCATCACTACCGGGAACGTTCGTCGAGGCATGGAGATACCCCGCGCTCAGCGTGGACTGATGTTCTGCTGCACTCGCTGGCGTAGCAGCGGCGACCTGCCAGACTACTGCGGACAAAATAACAGCACATAATTTACGCATAATTACCTCTCGCTTTTCTGCAATAAAAAAGGCGCCATTTCTGGCGCCCGTATCTGGGTTATAAAATTCAGCTAATCGTGATGCCTGCAGTGGCTTTCTTCATCACCACAACCAGCAAATCGCTGATACTTGCTGTGGGATACCAGTTATTTACCAGCCATGCTGACACCGAAAACTCCAGTGTCATGTGACCGTGACCGGCAGGCATATCAATAACACCACTGTAAATCAGCGTATTATCCAGCGCGGTACGGTTATAAATTTCAGCACCGTTTTTCCGCACTATCAGACGGCATGAGGAGTAAATATCAGTATGCTCTTTCTCATGTTTAGCGCCGCTGAATGCCACCGCCGGAATAACAATCTGCCGGTCAAACGGCTGATCGTCATAAACCCTGACGGTAATGGTTCCTGATGGCCACCGCTCCGGTGCACGGGAGTCCCGGGGGAAAGCTTTGCCCACTGTTTTAACGAGATCGCCTTCAATCTGGTTCGCGGACAATTTTCCCAGAACCCGACAGTTCTCGTTAATCGTGACGTTGTTGAGCGTCCCGGAGTTCGCATTCACGTTACCGCTGATATCGGCATTTTTCGCCGTCAGCCGCCCGTCCGGTGTCAGGGAAAATGCCGGAGGATTACCGCCGCTGGTAATGGTGGGAGCCGTCAGATATTTCAGGAACACTTCATTCATAAATATCTGATCGCCCTGACCAACAAACATCGGCTTTGTGTTGCCATTCGCAGGATTAATCATCGCAATCCTGTCTGCCGCCAGCAGCACCTGACTCTGCATTCCTGCTGGCGTATTCTCAATACCGGCACCGATACCCGCAATATAAAGGCGTCCGTCCTGCATCTGCTGCAGTTTCACGGCCCACATGCTGTTCAGGTTATTATTTGTATCAACCTGAACTTTCTGTATCTGCTGGATTGCCGCACTCTGATTTTCCAGTTTTTTATTGACGGTCTGCGTGATTTCATTGCTGACATTCGTAATGGACGTCCTGATTTCAGCCAGGTCCGGCGCAAGCTGACCGTTATCAATCTGCGTCCACAGCTCCTGGGCCAGATGTGTTTTCCCGATTTCTCCTTTGAAAAAATCCAGGTAACCTTCCGCATCATCGCTCGCCCGACCGACAGCCTCCACGAATGCCGATTTGCCAACAGTATTCACACTGCGGATATAAAAATAATAATCATGGCCCGGCTTGATATTGATACTGGCAGCTATCCAGTACAGCGCCGAGCCAAGATAGCGGGCTGCGGTTTCAACCTGCCTGATATCCGCAATCCGCTTTTCTGAGAACCAGAACTCAAACTGTACCGTCGGATCATAAACGGCAAGATACGGCGTGGCGGTTATCTGAAAATAGCCCGGCGTCAGCTCAATCCGCGACGGCGCTGCCGGTGCGGCAATCCGGAACGATACCGATGCCGGATCGCCCTGCTGCCCCCAGGCATTTGCCGCCCGGACTGTCAGCCTGTAGTTTCCCAGCGCCAGTTGCGTGAAGCGGTATGTGGTTTCCGTCGTCCTGGCCGTGCTGACCAGCCGCTCACTGCCGTCATCCGCTGCCACGGTCAGGCGAAGCATAAAGC